AACCGTTTTATTACCGAGCAGGGCCTCTAAAAAAGGCAGTACAAGGTACAGTGCGCGGGATGCGTATGTGTACAACACTGAGTCAGCGAGCGACTCCCTGTTCACAATGGGCAATAATGCTCAGAAATGTTTCTAAATCAAACAAATAATGGAAGCAAAAGTTATTGAAAACGGCGTTGCAAAAGCAACAGAAAAGTCAAGTGAAACCGCCAACAAGGCAGCTAACCCGCTGGCAAAGAAAGTGGTACCCCAGAACAGCAAATTGGCTGAGAAACTGATAGCCAAGTCGAAGGACAAGGCTACGGCAGCCAAGAAAGACGTTAAGAAGGGTACGGAAAAAGGGAAGGCAGCATCGAAGCCGAAGGCTGAAAAGAAAGAAAAGGCTCCGAAAGCACCAGCCAAGCCGAAGCTCTCAGTAAAGATTGATGAGCTGATAGCCAAGGGCGGAAAGTGGGAAGACCTCATCGCAGCCGCAAACGAGTTCTGTGTTGCACAGGGGTTGAAAACCAAAATCAATGTGGCTTCGTTTAAGACACAGGTTTACTGGAGGACAAAAATTCAAAAAAATCCGGACTACCTCGGTAACATGGAGTTAACTGAGAAAGGGATTTTCAAAGTAAAGGCAGCCAAAGCAAACAAAGCTGCGTAATGTACTGTAAGTCAACAGAAAACTGGATGGAACGTTTAAAGGAACAGGGCTTCGGTCCTGTTCCTTTTTTTATGAGTATTATGTAAACATATTGTATAATCTTAAAAACTGGAAGCATATGAAAAATGTAATGATTAACGGTGCCATTTACAACTGGACGCCAAAAGAGGAAATTCAAATACTGAAAAACCTAGATGGTATGTGTGCTGATGTAAACAATGACCCTGAGGCCTATGAAGTCAATGTGACCTTCTATCACAGAGACTTGGAGTATTGTGTTGCTCCTCACACTGACAGACCTCGGGAAATTGTGTACACCATAACAAGGTTGTATCGTAACTCAAAAGGTGACATCATTGATGATGAGATTGTACACAATAGCAAATATGCAAGGACAATCTTACCAAGTATCATACGTCGTATGGTAAATGAAGTTAGACATACCTATTAAAAAAAGGACCTTCGGGTCCTTTTTTTATGACCTTTTGTGTCAGTATAGTGTACAAACAATCTAAATCTAAGAAATATGAAACTTGAAGATTTTAAGACAGCCCTGATCCACTATGTTAAAGAAATGGATGAATACTATGGAATGACAGAAAAAGAGACAGCAAAAACTGTTTCAAAAATTCAGGAAGCCAAAAATGCAGAGGATGCTTTTATTACTTTGTGTAATGAAAGCAATATTGAGGCATGTATGGAAACTGAAATACTGTTAAAGATATTTGTTCCGGATAATGATTAAAAATGAAGGCTCTTCGGAGCCTTTTTTTATGGATACTCATGTCTAACTAAAAAAATTGGAGGTAAATTATGACTGATTTAAAAGAACTTGCTAAGGCAATGTTTCAAACATCAATGCCCTCAAATCCTGTTCCTTTCCTCATAGGATTGGAAAAAGGCTGCAGGGAGAACCCTGACTTCATAAAAACAGATCATGGAAAAATGATTTTGTTTACTCTCTTACAAATGGCCTATGGTCAAGCATTCCTACTTGACTCTTTTGCAGAGTTTCAAAGGCTAATGCAATCAGCACTCATTTTTGATGAAACTGAAAAAGAGGAACAGAATGGAACCAATGCCTGAAGAAGCCCGTGAATGGGTTAAAATTGCAAACATGGCGGCGGATATTCGTGCGCGAATTCAAAAAGCAAACGCACCAAGGCCTATCGTTGAACCCAACCGACCTGTCTTTATCCTTCCTACAGGAATGACAGGACAGACCCTGAAAAAACTGAAGAGACAGGACTCTATGTTCAATCTCTTCCCGCATGAACATTAATGGAGAATTGGTATGTACATTCAAAAAGAAGAAAATCCAAGACGTTATGGCGTCTATTTTCCAAAGATGAACACACAGGTTATCTGCCAACTTGAACCAGATAGCCTTGATGGTCCTGATCGCATCATTATTGGAGAGGTCAAATACTCCAAACGTGCCAAAGCGGCATTAAAAATATTGTATGCCGCACCCCTACAGGAGTACCTTGAAAGGTTTGCTCCTAAGGGATTCAATACGGTGGCCAAGGCCGATACAACAAACGCAATTGAACGAGCTTTTCAAGTCTTTATTGAGGAAAGGTTCGACATCAAACCAGAATTAAGTAAATAAAACACCATTTCAATCAAATTATTAATCATCAAAAAAATCTAAGAAAATGAACAAAATTGAAGAGGCTGTCGTGACCTACAATCATGACGAAACCAGAGTTCTTGATGCAATTTGCATCAATGACAAGACATTGGCAAAAACCTTACAAAGCATCAAAACTGAAAGGGGAGATGAAATGGTAGCAGAGGTTCACCGTTTTTTAAAGGATGCCCTGGAAAAATTAACACTGCATGACCTGCTACTGGCATACGTGCAGTCCAAGAAAAATGACCCGTTGGCAATACGTCTGATAGATGAAGAGGTCACCTTCCTCTTCATTCTTGGTCGCATGTTTCTCCAGGTGACAAAAGGCATGGTTTTGACAAAACATCTCGCCCAAAGAATCATGGCCGGAAAAAATACGGGTGAAAATTGTCTTACAAAGACAATTGAAAACTTCGTTAAAAGCTACGAGGAAGGATCAAAGAAAGATCCCATACCAGAGGCTGTTCTTACAATCGTATTCGCTGCCTTAATCGGAGAGACAATGGATATGATGAAAGATCCGATGTTCCTAATTATGATGATGCTGGACAAGTGATGGAAAAGAGATTCATACAATTCCTAAAGGATGAGGGAGTCTATGACTCCTTCATCCATAACCTAAGTCACAGCCGCCCTGGCGTTACCTTAGAAGAGTACCTACTCACCTCCTCATACACCACCTCCCTGGTGTCTTGTGCCTTTATTTGGTATGGTACAAAGGAAGATCATCTGTTCTGGAAAGGAATAGATAAGAAATGGAGAAAGTTCTGTGGACAATTAACAGAAGCCTGAATCATGGCTGATAAAATCACTTCGACCACACAGATTGGTTATGCAAAAGTAACCTTTAAATCTGATAAGCACCATCATGAACTTCTTGACACAGAAGTCTATGTGGGGGATATCTTCATCTGCTCTATTGCAGGCTCCTCAATCTCTTTTTTCATAGAGGATCTTAAAGCACTTATTCAAAAATACAGAATCTGATTAAAAAATGGTTGATTTAACAGAAGGCAAACTTGACGAAGCACTTGAGTATGCCAAAAAGATTGGAGACGAGAGTCTTCAATCGTGCTTAGATCGGTTGAAAAAAACCGAGGAAACTTACGAATTGGATGGCAGACCAATCCAGACATACGTCTCGACTGATTTTGCCCCCTTATCCTTCTACTTTGAAAGACATGACAAATCAACAGGCATGTTCAAAGGTAATGGTGGAATTATATTCCACGGCTCACATGACGGCTTTGGTAGCGGTTCTGCTCCCACATTCTCGGTATCATTAGAACCATGTAGTGGATGGTCAATACATACTTAAAAAACAATCAAAAACCAAGAAAATGGAAATGAGTGAAGAAAACAAAAGAATCCTTCTGGAGACAGTGTCAAATGTACTGTCCTCAATGGAAGAAATTGAGACTTTGTCAAACAGATTAGATAACACTGATCTTGTGACGGATCTTGAAGATGCCAAAAGTTATGCGGATGATGCCTCTTCCGAAGCGGATAAGGCAATGTCAGCCGCTGAGAAAGCCCTCGGTACCGTGGAAGATGTTCAACAAGATATCCGAGCCATACAGGAGGAAATCAAAGAGGTACAGGCCTGGGTTCACACAATCATGGACATCATTGAACCTTTCCTGCCCAAGTCTCCTCTGGAAGTATTGGAAAAGTTTGTGAAAGATCACCGCGGCACAATCCGGGGCATGTACTTTGATTCGTACGTTGACAGAGGGCCCTTCGATGGTATTATCTGCTCCATAACCAGAGTGGCTGAAATATGGAATGTCAAGTTAGATCTCGACGCCATTGACAGGAAGGCCCTTGAAGAAATAACCCTTGAACTCTCACCAGCATGAAAGTAATCGAATTGAAAGAGGCATTAGAAGGGATACCAGACGATGCCGAAGTACGCCTGGCTATGCAACCATCATGGCCCTTTGAATACTCCATTGGGGATGTTATCCCTATAGAACCTGATGAGGAGGCCCCGGCCAATGAAGAAGTCAAAGTTGTTTACCTTACGGAAGGTTCCCAGCTTGGGTACTTACCAGGGGAGGCCTCCGAAGCAATTGGGTGGTAATTTGTTTTATTGTAAAAATAATTGTAAATTTACTTATTAATTCACCAAATACAAATCTAAGAAAATGTTAAAAAAAGATATTTATGAACAGATTACTCTTATTTTAAAAGAGACAGGGACTCCTTACCATCAATTTCTTGATATCTTGTTTGATTACCTGGACAAAGATACTGCACAGGAATTGCTTGATCATTTGATCTCTGAACTTGGTATTGTTTGAAGTTAGCAGCAAGGTACAGCCCGTGAGAGTCGGGCCAGTCGAAAGACTGCTACGCTCATTCGTTAACTAAAAACCAAAGAGATATGTGTTTCTTAACATCAAAATCATCAAGAGCAAAGATAGCAAAAGAAGATATTGTTTGCTACAAATGTCTGATGGGGAGTGTCTCTCCTGTATACTCGTTTCAATATCATAAAAATAAGATCACTCCGCATGTTCCGATTATAAAACAGTGGAGTAAGTGGCAGAAGAAATGGAAGATCATCCACGGATATCATTCCTACAAAACAAGGCGAATGGCGGAACATTCTGGATTCTTCTACAGCACAATACGAGAATTTATCATTCCAAAAGGAACTCGTTATTATTCCAACAGGACAGAATACGTCAGTGAACGAATTATAATGATTTAACTAAAAACAAAAAGAAATGACAGTAATTGAATTGAAAGAAGCATTGGAGCAAATGCCAGATGAAGCAGAAGTAAGACTGGCAATGCAACCATCGTGGCCATTTGAATATTCCATCATGGAAGTTGTCCCGCTCGAACCTGATGAGGAAGCCCCGGCCGATGAAGAAGTCAAAGTTGTTTATCTTACGGAAGGTTCCCAACTTGGGTACCTACCAGGGGAGGCCTCCGAAGCAATTGGGTGGTAATTTGTTTTACTGTAAAAATAATTGTAAATTTACTTATTAATTCACCAAATACAAATCTAAGATGAATGACATGAAAGATGTAGTCATGGCGCGAATTGCCCAGAAACTACAAAAAGGCATGAACAATGCCATCACAGCAACAACCCGCCTTCAGGAAGAAGGTAAAATCTCACGTGACTTTCTTTTCGACGTTGGCACCGAAAGGAAAGGTCAGCAGGAACTGATAAAGTTTCATCCCCATGACGGAATGGTTGGAGGAACGTTTCGCCTGCCACAGGAAGGCCCAACTCCCTTCCGTATAAACCGTCACGCCGTTGGTCAGTTGTCCGCAAAGTTGGGTATCCCGGGGCAGTATTTGACCTCGCTCCTCTTCGGAGAGGAGTGGCAGCGCAGTCTGGGGTACACAATACTCAACACACACAACGGATGGCTGGATCGCAGTAAAATGCTGGTGAGAACAGTTGGTCCAGAAGTCAGGGCATTTCTCTCAGACTCCTACCGGAGGCTTGATTCCGAAATGATCTTCGGCACCCACATTGATGAGGTGTTTCAGAATGGAGGTCAACTGTCTGACGGATACATGGACGACACACGTATCATGGTTGAAAGCATGTTGCCACAACCGATCGAAGTCTCAACTGAAAAGAACGGTATCATATACCTTGCTTTCGGTGTACGTATTGACTCCTCTGACTACGGTGTCAAAGCCCTTGAGCTCCGCCAGTTTATTATGCAAGGTATCTGTCTCAATGGTATGGTAAGACAATCCGTACTTCGCCAAATCCACCTGGGCGCCCGACTCCCTGAGAACATGGCACTTTCGCAGAAGACGTATGAGCTTGACAGTATGACAACTGCCAGTGCCATACGGGACCTGACAAAGGATCTGTACGGGGCCTCTGCCATAAAAGAAAGGATGCTTGAAATAAAAGCCGCCACAGACCAGACGATAGATCCTGTAAAGGAACTGACAGGACTGTTCAGGGCAGGAAAACTCTTCAAAAGCGAAATGGAAAGCGTAGGAGAACTCCTTATGCGTAATGATCCTATGGACGGGCTCCAGGGAGATGCCACTCTGTGGAAACTGACACAGGGGATAACCAGATATGCCAACCAGGAAGACGTCAGTGCCATACGTAGGATGGAACTGCAGGAAATCGCAGGAGACCTCTTCAACAGAATCAAAACCGAAGAATGATAAACAAGAAAGCAACTCTGGCAAAGAACCAACAGGGTGAAAAGGTAATTCAAATTGAGTTCCCGTACGACGTTGAAACCCTTACCAATATCAGAACGTTACCGGGAAGAAAATGGCATGCCGAACAGAAATGTTGGAGTGCCCCTATCTTTCCAGAAACAATCAAACAATTGGAAGAGTGGGGTTTTACCCTCGATGACACCCTGTTGGAAACTTTGTCCACGAAAAAGAAAGAAGAAAAAGCCAATGTCGCAAAAGTACCGTTGAAGCTGAAAGGTAACTTATATCCATTCCAAATGGAGGGGGTAGCTTTCATTGAAAGAAACAATGGAAGAGCTCTTGTCGCGGATGAAATGGGCTTAGGTAAAACGGTACAGGCGTTGGCTTGGATCGAAGCACATCCGAAGAAAAGGCCTGTCATTATTGTCGTACCAGCATCCCTTAAATTGAACTGGGCCAAAGAGGTATTGACATGGATGGCAAAACCTAATTTGGAAATACTGATGGGTACAACTCCATGGAAGGTAACAGGTGATATTATTATCATCAATTATGATGTTCTTCCAGCATGGGTTGAAACCCTGAAACGCAAACGCCCACAGGTTCTTATCACGGACGAATGCCATTACTACAAAAGCAACAAAGCACTACGAACGAAGGCTGTCAAAAAACTTGGCAAGGGTATCCCACATGTGATAGCATTGTCAGGCACACCAATTGTCAACAAACCAATTGAAGCCTACAATGCCCTACATCTTATCAGACCAGAAGTCTTTAGCAGTTCCCAATATTACATTCAAAGGTACTGTGATCCCAAGTGGAATGGCTTTGGTTTAGATACCAGTGGAGCATCACATACGCAAGAGCTACATGAACTCCTTACGGGTACCGTTATGATCAGACGTCTAAAGCGTGACGTACTGCCTCAGTTGCCCCCTAAAGTACGATCGTTTGTCCCAGTACAGTTACACAACAGAGGGGAATATCGCGACGCAGAAGAAGATTTTATAGGGTTCCTGCGTGAAACAAAGGGAGCGGAGGCAGCCCGTAGGGCTTCAAACGCGGAAGCCCTTGCAAAAATCGAGGCGTTGAAACAATTATCTGTACAGGGTAAACTGGCAGAGTCAATTGACTGGATCTCGGACTTCTTGGAGAATGGAGAGAAGCTTGTTGTCTTTGCCGTACATAAATTTGTGATAGATGCCTTGATGGAAAAGTTTAGTAAGATTGCCGTTAAGATTGATGGATCAGTATCACTGTCCGAACGAAACAAAGCAGTTGAGGCCTTCCAAGGCAATGACAAGATAAGACTCTTCGTTGGTAACATAAAAGCGGCAGGGGTAGGACTGACATTGACAGCCTCTTCCAACGTTGTCTTTTTGGAACTGCCATGGACACCTGGTGATCTTAGTCAAGCGGAAGACCGGTGTCACAGGATTGGACAAAAGGATTCTGTCAACATCTATTTCTTACTTGCTCCTGACACCATCGAGGAACGTCTTGCACACATACTTGACAGCAAACGAAAAGTACTTGATGCCGTACTTGACGGAGAGATAACAGCACAGGAATCATTGTTAACAGAACTCATAAAAGGTTATATATCTTAGTATGGATCACTTGAATCTATTACGCAAAATAGCTTGGACCTTCCACAAGAAAACCCGAGAAAACTGGGACGATTTATTTCAAGAGGCAGCCCTCGCTTATCTACAGGCACTTGATACCTACACCCCGGAGAAAGGTGCCATATCTACCTACGTCTGGCGATCTATCTGGAATCATTTAGAAGACTATCGCTGTCAACTACAACGGAAATACTATGGTAACGGCTTGGAATCATACGAAGATGTCTTTCGTTATGAGACTGAGACACCAGAGTTCTATTGGGAAGGCTTGACAGAAGATGCTTGTGAGATAGCAAAGTTAGTCTTGAAATCCTATAAGAAATTCGCCAGCATGCCTTCCTACCAAGCCTACCATCGTGTACGAAAGATGATGTTAGCAAGAGGATGGGATGAAACTAAAATAGAGAAAGGTATCGAGGATCTGGAAGCCGCTTTCTCTTGACTGTAAAATAGTACTGATATTCGTATAACATATTGTAACCCTTTTAAATGGACATCCTACAACTTTATCATGACTTTGGCATCTCCCACTTGACGGAGGGCCATAAGCATTGCCGACCTGGTTGGGTAAACTCACCCTGCCCTTGGTGTACAGGCAACCCGGGGTACCATCTCGGTTTCGATCTACACAATGAACACTATTATTGTTGGCGTTGTGGTTGGCACCCTATCGTGCCGACAATAGCAAAGATGATAAAGGTAAGCCCAGGAGAAACGGCAGAGTTGATAAAGCAATACGGTATCATCTTTGCTAAACCTAAAGAACAACTCACAGCGACTCCTACCAAGCCTCACCAAATGCCCTCTGGGACAGGACCTTTAGAAAAGAACCACAGGAAATATTTACTTGACAGGGGTTTCGATCCCGATCGTATTATCCGACAATGGAATGTCGTCGGTACGGGTCCTTATTCTACCCTGGATCACTTATCTTTTAAGCATAGGATAATTATACCTATACTGTGGGACAACACGGCAGCGAGCTTTACATCGCGGGATATCACAAACAAGAGTCCTTGGAAATATATTACCTGCCCCAAAGATCGCGAAGTTATCTTCCACAAACATATTGTCTACGGTCGTCAAGACAAATGGAGAAGTACAGGTATCGCTGTCGAGGGCCCTACTGATGTCTGGCGTCTAGGGTACGATGCCTTTGCCACTTTCGGCATTGAGTTTACTGCAAGGCAAGTCAGAGAGATTGCCCGACACTTTACCAGGGTTGCCGTTATGTACGATGACGACCCTCAAGCAATAAAGCAAGCCAACAAACTTGTTGCCGAACTCAAGTTCCGCGGGGTTGATGCCTTTAGAATTGATATCGTTGGTGACCCTGGTGGGTTGTCGCAAGAAGAAGCCAATTATCTTGTAAAACAAATCATATGAAAAAGCTAAGATTATTGATTACGAAAAACTGCAACAAAAATTGTTCCGGTTGTTGCAACAATCAATGGGACCTATCTAAACTGCCTGTCTGTACCAGTTACGCAGGGTACGATGAAATCATGATAACAGGTGGAGAACCTATGACAGAACCGCTGCGTGTACAACGTCTAATTCGTGCAATACGAAAAGAAAACACGTTTGCCAAAATAATACTGTACACGACAGACTTGGCAACTGTTTTGTTCTATTGTCTTGACTGGATGCTTGACGGGCTCACAGTTACGATACATGACAGATACGACGCCCGTCACTTTGTTGAGTCCGAAAGAGAGGCAGACTTTGATGAGAGCCTTCCGCTGCGACTAAACATCTTTAAAGGTATCTCGATATTCCCCTTGAAACACAAATGGAAAATCAAGGAAGATATCGAGTGGATAGAGAACTGCCCACTGCCCGAAAATGAAGTGTTTATGAGAACTGCAGATGCCCTATGAATTCCATCAGAAAGAAGACGGTGTACGTCACGATGCCTCAGGGTAAACTCAAGAAAGAATTGGTTCCTATGTCATTCACTGACACTGATATAATTCGCTTTTTACACATGAAATATGGAAGAACTATGTGGGTAGACTACCGAATTATGAAAGTTGCGTGAACAACATTCATTGGTACAACTATATAAAAATCAAGTGAATAAATGTTCTCAAAAATTTTTCGTATAATATGTTTGTAAATATCAAAAACGGTCTTTATATTTGTTGTTTGCACGATAACTAAAACATGAATAGGCGGATCATGAAAAAGATATTTTTGTTTCCAGTTTTCTTAGGTTTGTATCAGAAGGGAGTACCCGCCGCCTCGGGGAAACCTTCTGATATTTTCACAATTAATTTGCGACATGCAACGAACGAAATTTAAAGAAAAGAAACAAGATACTACCTTGACTGTTGATGTGTACTTTTGTCAAGAAACAGGAGATGTACATATCAAGATACCCTCAAGCAATTTTCGCACCCAAAAGTCTTTTAGCAAACTCGAACGATACATCTTCGACACCGTCAATCGGTTTCGCACCCAAAATCAAGGGCAATCAATAAACGTCAAGGTTTCAAAAGATTTATTTTTATATTTACTCTTAAGTAAGGTCTTTGTTGGTACTTTTAGTACCAAACATAAAGACCAGAAAGACCTAACCTTTTCTATTTCTTCCAAAAATATAGACAAAGTAAGCAGCCCCTCCATTAATCAAGGTGTGTCAGTAGCCGCCAAGAGAAAGCCTAAATCAAACGGTTTTCCTTTCCTTGAAAAGACAATACAAGAATTACCGCCAAAACCAAAGCTAACCAAGGAAGAAAGAACAGCATCTTACCTACCATACGCGATACGGTTGCGCGACATCATAAAGAAGAAAAAGAAAATCAATCCTACCCACTTGATACTTCTACAATGGGCCACCGAGATTAGGAAGCTATCCGAGACAATGGGTGTCGAGATGGAAAGGATAGAAAAGGTTTTAGATTGGTACGACAAGAATATAGGAGGTGAGTATGTTCCAGTAATCGAGTCAGGGTACTCACTCCGCATGAAATTTATTAGATTAGAAGATGCCATGACAAGAATAGAATACGGGACCTCTCCAGGACAAAAGAAATTTGTTATTGATGACGGTATCAGATATAATCTCTGCCCTGATGGATATTATCGCGACACCTATGGCAACCTCTACATAGAATAGACATGATAGAAAGAAAGATACTGATCGGCTTAATCACCTCGACAGAGTTTCTAAAGAAGGTCAAACCTATTTGGAACATCTCACTTCTTGAGTCTGTCACTGCCAAGAGACTTGCCACTTGGATCTGGGAGTACTTTGACAAGTATAACGAAGCCCCTGGCAAAGGCATCGAAGCAATCTACTTGAGTAAGGTTCGCGACAATAAGATACCAAAAGACATTGCGGAAGAAATAGAACAAGATATTCTTCCATCCTTGAGTAAAGAGTTTGTCAAGGAAGGTGTTGATACCCAATTCTTGTTTGACGAAACGGAGAAGTATTTCAATGAAAGACATCTCCGTTTGTTGTCTCAAACCATTGAAGGTTTGGTAGGGGAAGGTAAGACAGAGGATGCGGTAGAGTTGATAAGAAGTTTTAAACCTATCGAGTCAGGTGGGGTTTCCTTGACAACGTTTATCAAGACAGCTTCCCAGATACGTCGGCACAGGAAGGACCCACCACGAATGCTCTTATCACCTTGGTTACGAGAAGGGCAGTTGACAATCATCTATGGGAACTACGGATCTGGTAAATCGTTGTTGACAATATCTATCGGGTACCTTCTTGGCCTAAAAGAGTTCGATCGAGAAGAATGTGATATAGGTACTTGGCAAGTCAAACATAACACGGGATGCTTGTATGTTGACGGGGAGTTAGGTGAGCAAGAGATGGAAGAAAGGGTTACTCAGTTTGAGTGGTTGGGTAAGCAACGAAGTGACTTTCGTATGCAAATTTTATCAATACCGGAGTATCAGTTAGCTACAGAAGATTCGTTCTACCTTGCCAAACGTGAAAATCAATTGAAACTTCTACGTTGGCTAAAAGAGCACCCAACCTACAAGTTGATTGTCTTGGATAGTGTTAGCACCCTGTTTGGGCTTGAGGAAGAGAACAGTAATAGCGAATGGAACGTGAAAATAAGCCCCCTCTTGAGAGATCTCCGTGCGCTCGATGTAGCATGCCTTCTCCTACACCACTCTGGTAAAGACGGCAAAAAGGGCCTTAGGGGAGCATCGGCCATGGGGGCTATGGCCCATAATATCTTCCGATTGACAAATCACGCAAGGAAGAACCCAGACGCTGGAGAAGCTTGGTTTACAATCATGAAAGATAAGCAACGTGCCGGGGGCTTTGGTTTTAAGACGTTCTCTCTACATTACACACAGACTGAAGATAAACTCAACACGAATTGGGAAGCAACAGAAAACAATTGATATGAGTACAGAACAAATCATTCTCAAATTACAGTCAGTACGAGCTTCGACAAAGTCTGAGGCCAATAAGCAGTTACTGACAGAATGCTTGGACGAACTTCGTGAGATGCGGCAGGCGGAAACACAACAGCAACTGAACGCATCTCAGTTCTATGTGCGGCAACGATTAAAGCTCAACCCTGACGCCTTTGCTAAACTTGGTGTTGATATGACACCGGAAGGGTTTTCTATGCGATTCCTTGTCAATCGTATTGATGATGAAAATCATCGTTTATGGGTTGTTGATGAAAAGGGAATCGAAAAACCAATGTGGATAGACATGTCAGGTGTTATGCCAGCGGATGAATAACTAACCAAAAGATAGGAGGACAAGATGTACAAAATTAGAAAAGAATTTCATTTCTCAGCAAGCCACCAACTTAATTGCCTGCCTGAGACTCACCCGTGCAGCAGGGTACACGGCCACAATTATGTGGTGACGGTAGAGCTCTGTGCGAAAAAACTTAACGACACAGGTTTTATCGTTGATTACCGGGAATTGGACGACATCAAAAAGTTTATTGATGACGTGTTTGATCATCAACATCTCAATGATTTTTTACAGTACAATCCCACCGCTGAAAACATGGCTTGGGATCTGTTCAATATTTTCCATGCGATGCATTCCGAGGTATGTGCCGTGGAAGTAAGTGAGACTCCAAAAACCTCAGCCCGGTACGAGCCATGATTGAAGCGAAACAATTGATACGGGCTTTTCCTATTGAAAAGCGAAAAAGGCCAGAGCATGAAAATTACCTTCGTGTTTCTGAGTTCTTTTATGACTCCATACAAGGAGAAGGGATAAACCTTGGACACCCTTCGGCTTTCTTACGCCTACAAGGTTGCTCATTGGATTGCGTATGGTGTGACACCACTGAAGTTTGGAAACAAGGTAATCCGTACACGTTTGATGAACTATTTTCAATGATGGCGGATAGTCTAATCATACCAAGTCTAAAAAATGGACAACATCTTGTCCTTACCGGAGGTAGTCCATTACTGCAACAAGATCATTTGGTAGAATTTTTGTATCAGTTTCAAAAGCGTTTTCACTTCAAACCCTACACAGAAATTGAAAATGAGTGTAGTTTATTCCCGACCAGCGTTATGTCTCAGTACATTGATTGTTGGAATAATTCGCCAAAACTTGACAGCAGCGGGAATCCGTACCAGAAGCGATATAATCCTTTAGTCATTGTAGACGCTGCCAGTTACCGTAATTCTTGGTTCAAGTTTGTTATTACCAAACCTGAGGATTGGTATGAGATTGATTCAATGTTTTTAAAAACACGATATATTGATCGATCTCAAGTTATACTCATGCCGGAAGGAGCGACCAAAGCCGAGGTAGATGCTAATACAGAAATGGTTGTACAATTAGCAATCCGGGAAGGTGTACTGTTCCGCACACGTGAACACATTGTCTTGTGGGACAAGAAAATAGGCATTTGAAATAGAAATAGAAAACTTTTTCGTATAATACTGCGAACACTCTTTTATGTCTAATTTAAAACATTTGAAACACTATGCGTAAAATTGAAGAGCTGAGATCAGCGGCGAAAGAACTGGTTGAAACACTTGGTCTTGTTGACGAGAACAAGGATGACATTGTCATCACGAATAAGATGAAGGCTCCCGAGCTGGAAGCTATCATCAAAGATGCCGTTAACGAACCAGGTCTCATTACCCCTGATGATGAGTTCACTGAGGAAACTCTTGAAATCATCGAAGAGTACAAAGAAAAGCCGAAGTCAACTGGTAAGAAGAAACCGGCTCCTGTGAAGGAGGAAGAGGAGGAAGATCCTGAAGAGGAGGAAGATCCTGAAGAGGAGGAAGCACCCCCTGCCAAGAAAACCCCTCCGGCACCTCCTGCCAAGAAAAGCAACGTCAAAACCGAAGGCGATGCCAAACCGAAGTTCAAGCATGAGGGTTCCTTTGCCGCTTTCACTGATGAGGTGATACTTGCCGGTGGAGCATGGGACGAGATCCTTCCTAAGCTTGAGAAGGAGATCAAGAAACGTGGTCTTAAGATGTCAGCTAACCAGGGCCTGGTAAACAACCATATCAAGTACAGGATCAAGCGTGATCCGAACTGGCTTGGTAACCTCAAACTTACCGAGAATGGGATTGAGTAGTGAAGACCTGCTCAAAGAAATCTTACACCGTTTGGGGGAGGATCCTTCGCGAGAGGGATTATACGACACCCCCAAACGTGTTGTAAGGTCTTGGAGTGAACTGTATGCCGGTTACAAACAGGACGTGGCATCATTGTTCACAACCTTCGTAGACACGAATGGGTACAGTCAAATTGTCATTTGTAAGAACATTGAGCTCTATTCTATGTGTGAACACCACATGCTTCCATTTTTTGGAAAAGCTCATGTTGCCTATATACCAGGAAAGAAGGTAATAGGCTTGTCCAAGTTGGCTCGACTTGTTGATGTCTTTGCCCGTAGATTACAAATTCAGGAACGTATCGGTCAACAAGTTACTGAGGCGTTAATGGAATATCTACAACCAGAGGGTGCTGCCTGTATCATTGAGGCCACTCATATGTGTATGAGGATGCGTGGAGTAAACAAACAGCAGTCTACAATGACAACGTCGTCATTGACGGGGAGCTTCTTGGATGATGCCACGGCCAGAGCAGAATTGTTACAACTGATTGCTTTACCATGAAACTTGCAGTAACATATATGACACGAAGGTGTCCAAGAGACTGTGCCTACTGTTCTATTCGGGAAGGTAAAGACACCGGACCGGAATTGACAGAGGAACAATGGATTGAGGCATTTGATATCTTAAAAAGCATCGGAGTAACTTTCAACCTTATCTTAGGAAACGAACCCTGGTTGTTAGGTGAAAAGTTGGTTCCTATATTCAAGGCAAACAAGGTGCCATACGCCATGTACACCACGGCACCAAAGAAACTGTTTAGTAAGAATGAGCAGATTCTACTTGGAGATAAAGTTATTGACAACTTATCTTGTGGTGTTGATTATCCTATGGGAGCCAGGAGTCAGGTACGGGATGCCTCAATTGAAAAAGCGGCGGATGCCTGGGACGCCTTCTACCGAGTGAAAAAGTTACACCCGGAAGTTGACATGCAAGGTACAATTACGGTACACCGCAGGAACATTGCCTACATTGGTTTGATTGTACAGCAGCTGTCAAAGTTAGGCATTTTCGCTGGCATTAATCTTATCCATTGGAGTAAAGATCATCAGTATGATTTCTTTCCACCGGAGGAAGACATGAAAGATTACTTGTTTAAAGAACAAGATTATATCGTTGTGACTTCTGTTTTCAAGTCTCTTCTTGAGGAATCAAATTTACTAATATACAACCCTGAATACCTACAGGCAATCGTTGACAATCCCAAATTGATAGGGATGGGTTGGCATTGTCAGGGTAACCCCTATGATGGTCCTACAATTGATGCCGATGGTACTCTACGAGTCTGTGGTTACCGTAAGGGCACAAGAACACCAAAATTTACCATTTTTGATTTGCCTGAAAAGACAGAGGAATGGAAGGAGGCTGTTCGTCTTGATGCGATGGACTGCCCTGGTTGTATTTGGGTCTGTCCTTTTATACATCACTATTGGAAAGAAAAAGATCCTGCCATGGGGGAGAAGGTGTTTACCTCGCATGCCGGAGAACACATTGATAAATCAAAATGGTCTAAACGAAGAGTAGAATGAAAAAACTGAATCTTGGTTGTGGCAATAAACTGTTGCCTGACTACATCAACATTGACCTTATGGTATTGCCGGAAGAAGAATATAAAGGGCATAATTTCATTGAGGCTGATGTACAGGAACTGCCTTCCTTATTTGCCGCAGAATCGGTGGATGAGGTACGGGCTGAACACTTGTTTGAGCACCTTACGCATGCGGAGATAACCACACTCTTATTCAAAATATGGAGTGTCTTAAAGCCTGGTGGTCGGTTGATTATTATTACACCGGACTTTATCAAACTGTTGGATGAATTGGCTAACAGAACAAGTCGCGGGGACTTTTCAACATTGGACATCACCTGTTTCAAACTCTTTAGCACACCGGATGAAACATTACACCGTTCCATTTGGTATGATGCAGTTGGGCATTGGTACTTGGAGAGGGAGGATCTGTTCACTGTTGATAGGATAACCCACCCATCCAAAATTGAAATACAGTTCGAGGCTATCCGGAGATGAAAATACAAGAAATTGTAAATGATCCTGAGTGGCAGATAATACGTCGCTCGTTCCTTGGTACGTGGAAGCATACACCCGCAGCCAACTGCCAAATATTGAGAACATATTTACAGGACTTCTCCGATCCACTCAGGGTTCGGAGAGTCCTTAACTATTTGACTGGATCGGCTTTTAGATTCGGCCGAATACGACATCTTGAAATTGATAGATTATTACTTGAAATCAGAGAAAGGAAACAACATGAAAAAGAAACTTCTTCTACTCTATAGTGGTGGATTAGACAGTACTGTTTTATTGTGCCTGGCACTTGACTTGGGTTATGAGATAACCTGTCTTATTTTCAATTACGGACAACGTCATGAAAAAGAGACAGAGTTTGCCATGGAGCAATGTTCTAAACGGGCTGTCAAATATGTGTATGTTACAATACCTACACTCAGTGATTCTGTCTTGACAGGGCAGAATAAACGGTATGAGGGTGTATCTCAGTGGCACGTGCCCGCCCGAAATATGTTATTCACGGCATACGCGGCTTCATTGGCAGAGAGTCAAGGCATTGATTTAATCTGGTACGGAGCCAATTATGCTGATCGTGAAAACGTTTTCCCAGATTGCACACAAGAGTGGGTTTATCAAATGAACAAACTCTTACAAATAAATGGTAGCAGACCTATCAAACTTGAGGCACCTCTTCTTGGCATGCAAAAAGAAACCATAGAGAAACTTGCAGAAGCTTGTCAAATTGACAAAAACGAAATATACAGTGGTTATGGAGAATGACACCTTTACAAAACTGGTAGACAAACATGCCAGCCCCCTGCTCATACGGAAGTACACGCATTGGGGTTTCCCTATTTACGTCGGTATGATTACCGATGATGATCTCACCACACTTGACAATGTGGTTGTAGCCTTTATGAAGGCAAACAAAACTGATGGCTGGGTAAACGATATCCAGAAATTGCGTAACATGGCAGGAGCGTTGACGGAACACCTCAATGACACCTTTGAGAAATCAGAAGGTGTTGCCGTAGTGTTCTATGTTGACAAGTGCTTTATATCTTCTCTTCACGGAGACTTTATGAATCACACCGCCTGTCGTATTGAGTTCTACGGTTTACTCCAAATGAGCACCGGGGTATGAGAGACCATGTAATTATAGCCCCACATGCTGATGACGAAATCATTGGTTGTTACGAGCTATTGAAAACAGGGCAGGTGACAGATGTGTACTTCGGTTCTGAAAAGGCAATGGAAGAGGCCGTAAACTCAAGTGAGTGTTTTGGTTTCAGTGTACGGTCAATAGACAGTCTTCCAATGTTAAACAGGTTGACATACCTCTTCCCGGACCCCACGAATGAAATACACCCCCTACACCGACACCTTGGAAATGTAGGTGTGATTATGTTACGTGACGGGTACAAGGTAATCTTTTACACAACGAACATGAACGTCCCATACCTACATGAAGTGGAAACCCCTGAACTCAAACGCCGCGACTTAGAATACTGTTACACCAGTAAGAAAAGTCTGTGGCAGTATGATCATAAGTACTTCTTGTTTGAAGGTTACACACAATGGATAATGAAAATCTGATATGAGCCGACTAATTCTTGTACCACAATACCCCACCCCGATGCGTTATCAACAATGGTGGGCAAAAGTCTTCCCAGAACAGTTCTCCAAATACTTTGATAAGGTAGTGACTCTTGGAGTAACTGATCCTTCTGTTTTCAGTTCCTTACCTGAATCCAGCGGAATGCCCGGTAGTGTATTTGCTCCTATGGAAAATGCTATGGAGTTTGAAGCACGGCAGATTATGCAATATGCGGATCTTGTATTGAAACCGGATGACGTCCTTTTGCTTTGTGATTTAAGTTATCCTGGTTTGTTTGCCAATGCCTTATTCCACAAACGACCAAAGAAATGCTTTGCCATTTGTCATGCCACAAGCAAAAACCGTTATGATTATTTCTTACACGAACGCGGATTGAAATGGCCAATTGAAACAAGGCAAGCAGCCTTGTTTGATACTGTATTCGTAGCATCCCATTACCACCGTTTAAAACTCGGTTGGGGGAATACGGCTGTCGTGCCATTTCCAAACCCACCGTTCTCTTCGGAACTGCCAATGCTATTGTTTCCAATGAAAACCAGGACTTTGATAAATGTATCTCGTCCAGGTTTACAGAAAAGAAATATGAAGTTTGAAAAAGAAGTGTGCCGCCGATTGGGTTTAAAAGTTGAAACACCATTTGTGATGTCTTCTTGGGCCGCCTATTACCAATACTTGGCAGAATCCAAAGTTTTATTGATAACCGCCAAAGAGGAAACCTACGGTTACCAAATTGTAGATGCCGTACGCAACGGATGCGTCCCGGTGGCACCAAGAGCGTTCAGTTACCCGGAGTTGCTCCCAAATGAGTACTTATACGACTCAATTGATGAATGTGTAAAAATCATTGAAGGAGTACTTGCTGACAAGGTTTCTACACCACGGTTATTGACAGAAGGTCAGGCTGAACAGTTCTATGAAGATGTTTCTCACATAATGCTATATGAATGAAAACACCAAGAGTATTAATTGATTCCGGTGCCTACACGGCATACAGACAGGGTATCACCATTGACATTGATAAGTATGCCCAATTCGTTATTGAACATGGTCATGAGTTTGACGGTTGTATTAACCTTGACCATATCAACGACACAAAGAAAAGTTATGAGAATTGGAAGTACTTGAAATCCTTAGGAGCCCACACCATTCCTGTTTACCACATGGTAACCGGAGAGGAAGAGTACTTGAAAAAGTACCTGGACGAGACTGATCACATTGCCATCGGTGCCGTAGCTAACTTGAATACAGAACAACGGTTAAAAGGCTTTGATGTTATATGGAAGAAGTTCTTCCTTGACAAAGATAACATGCCCAAAGTTAAGATACATGGCCTTGGTTTGACACAGATTGATCAGATGCTCAAGTATCCCTGGTTCTCAGTTGACTCCTTTACTCCTGTCATATCCGCCGTATGGGGCAGTATCCTGTTACCAATAATACGGGATAACGAATTCAAGTACTTTGATATGTTTATCTGCCGTGTATCGGATCAGGCTAAACATGTCGTTGGTAATGAGACAAGTTTTCTTGGCCTGCCACCGAGTGCTCAAAAGGCATACGAAGGTTTGATAGTAGATGGTGGGTTTGAATTAGGAGAACTTCGTTATCAGGAACAACGCCCGACACGTAAAGACAAGAAGAATCCGAAGAAAGAACTGAAACCTGAGTTTGGTTACATAATCAAACCTTCTAACACCGAAGTTCGTACACTTGCCAATCACTGGGAAGAACGCATGAGGTGGAACTTAACGATGTGGACACGTCTTCAAAGAAGAACACCTGTGTATCCACGTCCGTATGTAGAAAATTTGATCAAGAAGGAAGAGATGATACAAGGTCCAAAGACCATCATGTACATGGGTGTTTCAACAACGACACACTTGGCAATCTTTGGCAAGGTACGGCCCAAACTTGATATCTTAATCAGCTACGCTTATTGGAGTGAGAACATTGCCAAAGCGGTAGCAAAATACAGAAAATAATGGATACGTTATTTCCGTTACCTGAAAAAGAACATGTCTTTGGTGGGGATAAAAACCTACAAGATATTGAGTTATTCCTACGTCCAATATTGGAAGAGGCTGGTTTCGTATTGACTCCTGTAAAGGAAGTTCCAACGAAAGAAAGCCAAATAGTTGGTAATACACAATGGATCACCTCAAAAGAATATACGGCGGTTCCTGTTAAATGTCAAATGTCTGTTGTTGATTACGTTAAACAGATACAAGGGCATGTTCGTTATGATATGCCCTCATCAATCGTTAAAGCCACGGCTGAAAAGGATCGTGTCAAGTATGCCTTAGAAAAATTAGGAGGAGAGGGGGTATGTGTTCTTTTATTCGTACGAACTGGTTGGTTTGTATTTTTCAAGTACGGAGATATCCCCACAAAATATTGGCACACATCTTATCGACACAAAGACAAGAAAGTAAACCGCATGTATGTTGCACCGGAATACCTGGATGGTACATTACTTCCTGTATCCAAGTTAAAAGAAACCTTATTAAACCATATGAAGAATGAAAATAGTAAAGGATGATCTAAAAACAGCTCTTGAAATTGTTAAGCCAGGTTTGGCAAACAGAGATTTGATAGAGCAATCAACTTCTTTTGCCTTTGTAAACGGAAAGGTAGTCACTTACAATGATGAGATCAGTATTTCTCATCCTGTGGACTTCCTCAATTTGACAGGGGCCATCTCAGCAGAGAACCTGTACAAGTTTCTTGGCAAGGTGTCACAAAAAGAAATTGATCTTGAAATTAACGATGCCGAAGTTGTATTGTCAGCTGGCCGAGCGAAGGCAAACTTCACATTACAAAGTGAAATCAAACTACCCCTTGAAGAACAACTCGGAGAGAAAGGCAAGTGGGAGAAACTACCTGAGGGGTTTATTGATGCCTGCCGTTTCGTAATGACTTCAAGCGGAACAAACATGAGTCAACCACTTCTCACCTGTGTACACATAAACAAGGACGGTTTCGTTGAGGCATCAGACGGCTACCGTATCACACGTTATACATTATCAACTGAACTATCCATTCCTACTTTACTTATCCCTGCCGCTTCGGTTGTGGAGATGGTTAAGTTGGCACCTACACGAATTGCATTGGGACAAGGTTGGGCCCATTTTCGTTGTCAAGGAGGTACAATAATTTCATGTCGTTTGTTTGCCGAAGACAAGTATCCAGCAATGGATCAACACTTACAGGTATCCGGTACAAGGGTTATCCTGCCGGAGGGGCTTGATGAGACACTTGCCCGTGCCATGGTGTTCTCCAAACGTGAACGCATGTTGGAAGAAGAAATACACATAACGGTAGACGATGAAGGCCTCACAATGGAAGCCACTTCGGATACAGGTCGCTTCGTGGAAACATTAGAGATGGAAAAGTATGAAGGAAAGAAAATAGCATTTGTCATTACTCCATATCTGTTGAAGGATATTCTGAAAGAAACTCAAGCCTGTGAACTAACAAGTAACCGTATAAAGTTCGCAGGTAGTGGCTGGGTGTACGTTGGTATTCTGAAAGCTCTTAAGAACAACAAATGATAGAGGGGTTCTTCACAAAGAAAGAGGTCGAGTCAATTACACGACCGGCGGGTAAGGTTGGCACCTGTGTAACTTGCGGCCTACACCGAACCTGTGAATCCCCACAAATGAAACCTTTCGGTAATTTCAAAAAGAAGATACTGAACATAGGTGAGGCTCCGGGAGAGGCAGAGGATCGTACAGGAAAACCCTGGCAGGGTAAAGTTGGCAAGCTTCTCCAAAAAACATACTCTTCATTAGGTATTGATTTGTTTGAAGATTGTGTTAACATCAACGCGGTTTTATGTAGGCCTGTAGATCTTAAGGGAACTAACCGCCCACCTTCTAATTTTGAGGCGGAATGCTGCCGTAGGTCAATACTTCGGACAATAGAGGAGTATTGCCCACATAAAATTATTATCCTCGGAAATACGGCACTATACAGCATAATAGGACATCGTTGGATGAAAGATCTGGGGACGATAAGTAAGTGGCGGGGGTTTACAATACCTGATTTAGATTTTAATGCTTGGCTCTGTCCTACATTTCATCCGAGTTACATTGAACGAGTCTCAGAACAACCTGACGTACAAGCCATATGGAAAAGGGATTTGAAACAGGCCTTTGCACTTGGTGCTCTGCCGAAATACAATGAGCCGGAGATTGAGATAATTGAAGACTTATCCGTATTGAAACGTATAAAAGGTCCTGTTGCGATCGACTATGAGACAACGGGTCTTAAGCCACATGCCGCAGGGCATCGTGTCGTTTGTGCGGCAGTTGCTGATTCCCCAGATCATACGTATGCGTTTTTGATGCCAGAAACAAAGGCCGAACGACAACCGTTCCTTGACTTGTTAGCCAATCCCAAAGTAGGAAAGATGGCACACAACATGAAATTTGAGGATACTTGGAGTGTCGTACGATTAAGACAACCCGTCGTCAACTGGTATTGGGATAGTATGCAAGCCGCACACATTCTTGACAACCGTCCAGGGATAACAAGTCTTAAGTTTCAAACCTACGTACAACTTGGTGTCGTTGATTACGCAAGTGAGATCTCTCCATATTTACATGCCGTTGATAATAGTGATGGCAATGGACTTAATCGTGTACTTGAACTTCTTACAGTACCAGGGGGAACTGAAAAACTCCTAACGTATTGTGCCCTCGATACGATATATGAATATCGGTTAGCAATGTTACAACAAAGTCAAATCTTATTACCTTTCTAATCATGGAAGCATTACCAACAATGAAACCTTTAGAGGTTGTAGTCTTAATTGGCTTGTTTCTTTTTACCATAGTTGTCCTGTGGTGGCATGGGAAGAACGAAGCTAAAAGAGTGCATAAAGTGTACGGAAGCCCTATCTATGCCAGGTTGTGCATGTTCGGGGATTATGTAAACAAATGTGGGATCACCGAGGAGAATTACAATAACATCGTGCATGAGCTCAAACTTATTAGAGCCCGTAGGGAAATGAGTGATCCTGTGTTTTGTAACAAAGCAGATGAAATAGTACGAACATTTGAAAAACGATTTAAAGAATGGATACCAGCCCACATAGTGAAGCCGCGTACCGTTTGATGCATCATGGCATCCTTGCCATTGCTAGAGCAGAACAACAAGGGCTTCGTGTTGACTTAGAGTACCTTGAACAACGTAAAGCCAATCTAACTTCCAAAATAAACAGGCTTGAGCGAAAGTTTAAGGCCTCAGATTTCTATCGGCATTGGGAACATTCGCGTGGTGGACGGGTAAACATCAACTCCAACGCACAACTTGCCCACTTCCTGTACAAGACAAAGAAGTTGGAAGTTGAAAAGGAAACGGAGTCTGGACAAGGTTCTACCGATGAGGAAACCTTACGCCAGTTAAACATACCTGAGTTAGACATACTGTTAGACATGCGTAAGTTGAAAAAGGTACGGGACACATACCTTGAAGCCTTTTCAAGAGAACAGGTAAAAGGATACATACATCCGTTCTTCAACTTACATCTTGTTCGTACGTTTCGCTCAAGCTCCGACCACCCTAACTTTCAAAACATACCAAAACGGGATGAGGAATCTATGCAGATTGTTCGCAAAGCATTGTACCCCCGTCCAGGACATCAGTTAATGGAAGTTGATTACAGTCAACTTGAGGTAAGAATAGCGGCATGTTACAACCATGATCAACAATTGATATATGACATTACGCAAGGGGATATGCATAGAGATATGGCCGTCCAAATCTTTATGTTAGATTCGTTTGACAAATCTAATCCAGCCCACAAGGTACTGAGACAAGCGGCAAAGAATGGTTTTGTTTTCCCGGAATTCTACGGTGACTATTACAAGAACTGTGCTACGTACATGGCTTGCAATTGGGGTAAGTTGCCTCCTACCAAATGGAAACCTGGACAAGGAATAGAAATTGACGGAGCCCATTTGTCAGATCACTTTATTGAAAAGGGAATCAAATCTCTTGATGCCTTTATCAACCATGTGAAAAAGATTGAGTCAGACTTCTGGGGTGTCCGTTTTGCTGACTATGCCGCATGGAAAGATCGTTGGTGGAAAACATATCAAAAGTATGGATATATTGATATGTACACAGGCTTCCGCTGCCACGGTGTTATGGGGAAGAATGACTGCATCAACTATCCTGTACAAGGTGCTGCCTTTCATTGCCTACTTTGGGCCTTTACGGAGATTGACAGGATATCTCAGGAAGAGAATTGGAGGACACGACTTGTAGGACAGATACATGACAGTATGATACTTGATGTACACCCTGACGAATTAGAGTATGTTGTGAAAGTTGTACATCGTGTTACCTGTGAAGACCTCCCGGCACATTGGCCTTGGATTATTGTGCCACTTGAAGTAGAAATAGAACTTTGCCCAGTTGACGGAAGCTGGGCGGAAAAGGATGAATACAAAATTAAATGATTTTTCGTATAATATGTTTTAAACCCCAACAGGATGAGCTTATATTTGAAATACAGACCAACCGACCTAACCCAAATGCGTGGCAATGACGAAGTGATTGCCTCTCTTGAAGGAATGCTGGGCAATACTGACTCTTGCCCACATTCCTTTCTTCTCCATGGCCCAACGGGTTGTGGCAAGACAACTATCGCAAGAATCATTGCCCGTAAACTTAACTCCAGCGGATCCGATCTAAAGGAAGTAGACTCAGCTGACTTCCGTGGTATTGATACCATCCGTGAGATACGTCGTACGAGCGAGTACATGGCAATGGAATCAGACTGCCGTGTATGGATAATTGATGAGTGCCACAAGATGACAAACGATGCCCAGAATGCATTGCTTAAGATTCTTGAGGATACTCCATCACATGTCTACTTCGTACTATGTACAACTGACCCACAGAAACTTCTACCAACCATAAAAGGTCGGTGTGTACAGTTACAGGTAAAGGTTTTGGACGAATCTCAGATGTTCAAATTATTGCGCCGTGTAGTCGCGAAGGAGGGAGCAACAGTCTCAAAGGAGGTGTACGACGTTATAACACGTGATAGTCTCGGACATCCCCGGAATGCCCTGCAAATTCTCGAACGTGTGCTTAGTGTTCCCGAGGACAAACGGATAGAGGTAGCACAACAGAGTGCCGCTGAACAATCACAGTCAATTGAACTCTGTCGTGCCCTGTTAAATAAGAAACCCTGGGGGGAAGTTAACAAGATATTGGTTGGCTTAAAGGATCAGGAGGCGGAGAGCATCCGACGTGTTGTTCTTGGGTATTGCCAATCCGTTTTGTTGAAGTCAGACATGGTACGGGCAGGACGGGTTTTGGAAGAATTCTTAACACCGTTTTACGATAGTGGTTTTCCACAACTTGTTTACGCTTGTTATGCAGTAACTAAAAATTGATAGATGGACTACGAAAGTGACATAAGAATTGATGATACTGCTCTCGATGTAGAGTGGTTGGAACAGGCAAGTCTTGCCTTGCGGTATGGTCGACATTGGGCGATTCGTAAAAGAGAATTGACCAAGGCTGAAGAGCGTATAAAGGTTATCCGAGCCGAATTGATTGCGGAAGCAAACTTAGACCCTGTCAAATGCTGCAATAAAGAAAAACCCAATGCGGCTGACATAGAAGCCTACTACCGTAATCATAAGCGGCACAAGGAGGCAAAGGAAGCCTGGGTGCAAGCCCAATACGAACTTGACATGGCAGAGGTGGCAAAGAACGAATTTAGCTTTACCAGAAAGGCCGCTTTGGAAAACTTGGTTCGATTACATGGACAGCAGTACTTTGCCGGCCCATCTGTTCCGAGAGATTTGGCTGAACAAAGAGCTGCCAGGGAAAAGGCCGTAAGTGGTGAAATCGGCAGAGGGCTATCACGGAAGAAATAAGCTATGTGGGAAGTAATACTATATGTAGCTCTTGGCGTACTTGTCGTTTATGTCCTATCAAGGATAGGAATGAAAGGCATACTCCATGAGATTGATGATTACCTTTACAAGAAATATAAACAAAAAATGAAACACAAACAAAATGGTACAGAAGAAGAGAAAAACTAATTTTGCGGAAGCTATCGATGATGCTATCCAAAAAAGTGAAAGATCAGGTGCAACATACGGGTACCTGCAACTACCGAAGGGTATCAGTGTGTACTCACCAGATGCAAAGGGATGTAAAGTTACCCTTGACATAATTCCTTATGAAGTTACGTCTGATCACCACCCAGAAGGTGCTGCCAAAGGAGATCTGTGGTGGAGACTCCCCTATTTCGTACACAGAAACATTGGTGCCTCAAATGACACTGTCGTTTGTCCCACCTCTATCAAGCAGAGGTGCCCAATATGTGAGTACCGTGCCAAGAGGATAAAGGCACAGGCTCCGCAGGAAGAGACAAGAGCATTAAAACCCTCTGAAAGGAACCTGTTTGTTGTTGTCCCACTTGATGACAGGAAACTGAAAGATCAGATTTGTATCTTTGACATCAGTAAGTACCTGTTCACTGAACTTCTGCTCAAGGAAGCAAAGGAGAACCCAGAATACAAAAACTTCGCCGATCTGGAAGAAGGGTACAGTGTCAAAATCCGTTTTGAAAGCCAGACAATCGGTAATAGCCAACCGTTTGCCGAGGCTTCCAGAATTGACTTTGTTGAGAGGGATCAACAGTATGATGAATCTATCCTTGAGGATGTTCCGGCACTTGATGAGATGCTTATAATGCTTTCTTTCGAAGAGCTTGAGGCCAAGTTCTGGGAGATGGAACATGAAGAGGACGGGGGTACGTTGAGTTCAAATAAACGTAAAACCAAACCAACTGAAGAAGAGGAAGAGGAAGAGGAAGAGGAAAAGTCTACCAAGAAAGAACCTGTCAAGAAAACCGTAACTCGTGGGGTACAACGTAAACCAGCCAAGGTAGAGGAGGAACCCGAAGAAGAAGAGGAAGAAGAGGAAGAAGAAGAGGAAGAGGAAAAACCAACTACCAAGAAAACTTTCACTCGTAAACCTATAGGTAAACTAGCAAGAAAAACAGAGCCTGAAGAGGAGGAAGAAGAAAAGCCGAGTAAGAAAACAACTGCGAAAGGCAAAGACACCTGTCCACATGGGTACAGGTTTGGCGTTGACTTTGAGAAGTACGACAAATGTGAAACCTGTAAAATGTATGATGCCTGTGCTGACGCAAACG